CGGCGCATGGTTGTCTGATTCTTGGTTAAACATCCAAACGGGGCTTCGGCCCCATTTTTTAATGGAGGGTATATGGCTGGATTAACTAAAGAGCAAAGAGCACAGCGTGAAGCCGCGCAAAAAAATGCAGTGGCGGAGCAGAATGTGGAGCAAATTCAGGATCCTCAAAAAACACAGATTGAGTTGGTGGTTATGGTGACCGATCATCAGATGTTTCCCGGCGCACCAACTATCGCTAATGTTCATCCTGAAGAAGTTGATAACTGGAAGGCTCTGGGCTGGAAAACTCAGGAGTAACACATGATCACTTATGTGACCTGTGATGACGTTGATAATGCGCTTGGGAATGCCTGGGCGAGCGAGAACGCTAAAAATAAAGCTGTTTTAATGGCTAATGCCTGGCTTAATGGCTTCAACCTGAAAATTAACCCATCCCGTATTCCGGAAGAGATAAAGCTTGCGGGAGCATATGCAGCCAGAAGTGCCTCTCTCGGTAAGTTGTTTCAGCAGAAAAATGATTCTGGCGTTGTTATCAGTAAAGCCGTGTCGGCTGACGGGATCAGTGTATCGAAATCATTTGCTCAGTTGCCAGCAAATAGTACTGCATTGCTTGAGCCCGATTTACAGCTTGCAATAGCACTGCTGAAACCGTACGGGCTTAGTCGCTCACAAGTCAGGGTTGTGAGGGGGGGATGATGGGACTTCGTGAAGAGATTCAGTCAGAGGTTGCTGCTGCTTTTGATGAAGAGTTAGCGGACGCTGTGAGTGATTTTTCTGGTTCTTATTCTATGTACCGGTACTGGGATCCTGTGACGGAAACTGGTGACGAATTCACAACAACCTATACCGGGCGAGGCGTGTTGGCACGTTATAAGCTGAACAGAATTGATGGGATTAATATTTTGCATGGTGACCTTAAATTAACCGTTCTGGTATGCGAGGTTACGGATAAACCCGCGGTCGGCCATATTATTGAGACTTATGATCCTGTATCAAGGCAGTTGCAACGATACGAGGTAATTACAGCGAGTGTAGATCCTTCCGCATCAGTTTACTCACTCCAGTTAAGGAGGACGTAAATGGCAAAGGCATGGGATATAGAACCGTCAATATTTGTCGGGATGATTGAGGAAGATGTGGGACTGAAAATTCGCTACATCGCTATTCAGATTCTTACGGCCATTGATATTGCTGCTCCGGTTGATACCGGGCGTTTCAGAAATAACAACCTGGTGTCGTTACAGCATCCCGATTTTGGTATATCTGATAACGTGGATCCGAACGGTACGATTGCGGTTCAGCGTGGGATCGGGGTTATTTCGAAAGCTGCAAATTACGGAATTATTTATATCCAGAATAACCTTCCTTATGCAGAGGTTCTTGAAAACGGTCATTCACAACAAGCGCCAACTGGCGTGTATGCCAATGCTTTTCATGGTGTTTTACAGGCTTACAAATGACGTTTACTGAAATCAGAAATGCTGTCATTTCCAGAATGACGGCACAGACGGTTATTGATGGAAAAGACGTATTGTATCCGAACGGGCCAACGTTCGATCCTTCCGGTAAGTTAATCTGGGCGCGGTTAAGTAATATCCCCGGTCTGGCCGGAGTTAATGAAATTGGCGCGGGGCCGGTTGTTTATCGCACGGGGATAATCATTATTCAGTTATTTGTCCCCGCTGGTTCTGGTTCAAAACTCATTACTGAGACGGCCGATACCTTGCGGGAGCTGTTTGAGTTTCAGGATGATGATCGTCTCAGTTACCTGGCCGTTTCCTCAATAGCTGTTGGCGAAAAGAATGGCTGGTTCCAGCTTAATCTTCAAATTCCATATCGCGCACTCTAGCGCAATTAATGACATAGGAGGCTCCTGTGAGTTCAGGTGCAAAGGTTATCTCGGCATTTATCCGGGAGACAGTTGCAGGCACCACGCCAGCAAGTGGTGACTGGAGTTTATTAAAACGCACAAGCTGGGGAGTAAAACCCACCCAGAATAAAGGCGAAAATAATGAGATCGGCGGCTCTCGGATGGCTCAGGGGGCAACGCCTGGCACTGTGGATGTTGGCGGTGATGTTGGTACCAAATTTCGCTGGGGGCAACATGATGATTTTCTTGCATCCTGTTTCGGCGCGGAATGGTCAGGCGATTCTCTGACAATGGGAAATGAGCGAATAACATTTTCTCTGGCGACCTATGCGTCCGATGTCGGAATTGCCTCTGTCATCAGAGGAGCGCAGGTGGGGTCATGGAAAATGCAGATCCCTAACGATGGTGATATTACGGCGACCGTAACCTTTGCCGGGCTGGACTGGGAATCAAAGGCCGATGATACGAATTTTATCACAGGCGAACCTGTGGATAGCGCAGGAGAGCTACGTTATTCGTTTAAGGAGGTTTCAGCAGTAAGCCTGAATGGTGTTGCCGGAGGTAACGGTTTTTGTATCGACAGTTTTGATATTCAGTTCGATAACAAACTCCAGACTCAGCGTTGTATCGGGACTGGCTCGCCTTATGCAGGAGCAAATATTCCTACTACCTTTACACCGTCCGGTACGGTGACGCTTTCATGGTCTAAAGCCGCGTGGGAAATCTGGAGTAAAACACTGACTGGAGAAACAGTTCCGTTCAGCTTCACGCTTTCGAATGGAGAGGGGGCATACACTTTCAGTTTTCCGAAGGTTCAGGTGTCAGGTGAATGGCCTGACGGTGGTAATACCGACATTATCCAGGTTCAACTGAGCATTACCGCAGCAGATGAAGCGCCTACGATAACCAGAAAAAAAGCCTCTCCGGCTGCCGTGATCGCAAAAGCCAGTGCTGAGGCGATTAGTTGATTTTCCGTTATTTCCCCTGTGGTGTTGCACTACAGGGACGTTTTGAATGAGGTTATGGATGTTTATTCTTAATCAGAAAATTATCATCGGTGGAGAACGCTGGTTCACGCCAATGAAAGACTTCAAACCTGTAGATGGGTTAAAACTGTTGGTGGCAAGCAGCGATAACGATCAGTATCGCTCCCGTAATGCATTAATCCGTCGTCACATAGAGAAAATGGATGCCAGTTTGCATGTCGGAACGAAAGAATTTGATATTGCAAAGGTCGACGAGGTGGATTCTGTTGATGATTTACTTATTGATAACGCCGCTCGTTATTTACTGAAAGACTGGAAAGGGGTTGGTGAACTGGTGGATGGGGTTGAGGTTGCGCTGGAATATACACCAGAGCGAGGGGCCACGCTGCTCAAGCAGAATCCAGAGTTGTACTGGCAAATTCTTGCTGAAGCCGCCAGCATCGCCCAGGGAAAAGAGCAGCAGAAGCAGGATACGATAAAAAAGCCATAGCCGCCCAGCGGTGGTTATCGGAGTTCGGGGGCGAAAAGGGGGAAAAGGCAAGGTGGACGAGAGAAAAACTCAGGTTGCCACCGATACCGGAGCCAGAAATAGACCCCGTTGTCCGTGAGTTATTGTATGCGTACTCAGTAATGTCTCGTTCCAGGCGTTATGCGGGCATGTCCGGGGTTCCGCTGCCTTTATCAATATCTGACGTGCACGACTACTTAAAAGCACACCCAATATTGATAGATAGTGATGAATTTGAAGCAGTGATCTTTGCGCTGGATGATCAGTATGTTTCTCAATCCAAAACTGTTGATGGGATATTGATTAATTAATTTAATATTTTTTAGTAATTGTCTGAATTACAATGTGCACACATATAGTTTGATGAGAGATTGATAGTTGACTATCGAATGTGGTGGATATTTTAATGCTGCCAGCCAGATTAATTCTGGCTGTTATAACAATGATTTGTGAAATGACGGTGATTTTATGAAAAAAGCAGTGTTGACTACCATTATCGCTTCAGCCTTGTTTGCAACTGGCATTGCAAATGCTGAATTGAAGCAGAATACTATTTCTCTTGGTTATGCCCAAAGCCATGTTAAAGCCGGTGGAGAAAGCCTTGATGAGAATCCTTCAGGGGTAAATATTAAGTATCGCTATGAGCTGGATGATAAATGGGGCGTTGCATCTTCATTTACGTACACAAATCAAGAATACGATTATTATTTTGCAGGCTCTAAAATTGGAAATGGAGAACTGGATTACTATTCACTAGCTGCCGGTCCAGCCTATCGTTTCAATGATTACTTCAGTGCATATGGCTTATTAGGTGTAGCGCATGGACGTGCTGAAGCGACGATTCTGGGATACTCTGACTCTTCAAGCAAGACTTCGGTTGTATATGGTGCTGGTATTCAGTTTAATCCTGTACCAAATTGGGTAGTTGACGCATCCTATGAGTACACCAAATTGGGCGATGTGAAAGTAGGTACTTGGATGACCGGTATTGGTTATCGTTTCTGATAATTTCCTTTCCTCTGTTGTCTGGCCCCGCTTATCAAGCGGGGCTTTTTATTTGTCCGGAGTAACTAAATGACAGAGCAAACTTCGCGTCTTGCAATAATTATTGATAGCACTGGAGCGAAAAATAATGCTGACAATCTGACCTCCTCCCTAGTCAAAATGACGCAGGCCGGAGAAACTGCTGCAAATAGCGCAGGGAAAGTGACCAGGGCAACAGAAGATGAGAAGAACGCGCTCGCAAAATTAAAGGCAGCTATTGATCCTGTAGGTGCCGCAATTGATACTGTCGGTCGACGCTATTCTGAATTAAAGAAATATTTCGGCAAAGGGCTTATTGATAAAGAAGAATATGAATTTCTTGCCCGTAAACTTAATGAAACTACAGCGGAATTGAGCGGGGTTGCGCAAGCGCAGAGAGAAGCCGCGAAGGCCGGAAAACTTGCTGCTGCCCAGCAGGAAGCGCAGGCTCAGGCCTTTCAAAGAATGCTGGACAAGATCGACCCTCTGGCCGCGGCGCTAAGAAATCTTGACCAACAGCAGGATGAACTTAATGCAGCACTTTCATCCGGGAAAATAAATGGCTCTCAGTTTGATAATTACAGCCGAAAAATACAGGAAACGCGGCGAGAGCTAACAGGAGAGGCTCAGGCAGAACGAGAAGCAGCAAAAGCGCATGATGAACAGGTTGCTGCTTTGCAACGTCTGATTGCTCAACTCGATCCTGTCGGAACAGCTTTTAATCGCCTGACAGAGCAGCAAAAGCAACTTAGCGAAGCAAAAGCCAGGGGGATGCTTTCTCCTGAAATGTATGAGGAGCTCTCAGGAAAACTCCGTGCTATGCGGAGAGAGCTTGAGGCTACTGAATCGCAATTAAGTAAAACCGGAATGTCGGCAAAACAAACGGCTTTTGCTGTGCGCATGTTGCCTGCACAAATGACTGATATTGTAGTTGGATTGTCCACAGGCCAGTCACCTTTTATGGTGTTAATGCAGCAAGGCGGTCAGCTAAAAGATATGTTCGGTGGTATTGGCCCGGCGATCAAAGGTGTTGGTTCTTATGTAATGGGGTTAATTAATCCTTTTACCCTGGCTGCTGCAGCCGTTGGTGTTCTGGGGCTGGCTTACTATAAAGGCTCTCAGGAGCAGGACGAATTTAATAAATCTCTTATTCTTACCGGAAATCAGTTGGGGGCAACGAGTGGGCAATTGGCGGATATAGCTCAACGTGCCGGGGATGCAGCTGATTCGACAACTGGTGCTGCGGCGGCTGTATTAAACCAGCTTGTGCGTTCGGGAAAGGTAGCGAGTAGTTCGCTGGAGCAGGTGACGACAGCGATAGTAAAAACGAGCGAATTAACTGGAATATCGACCGATCAACTGGTTAATGATTTCAATGAAATAGCAAAGGATCCTGTCAGTGCCATATCAAAACTTAATGATCAGTACCATTTTCTGACACTGGCGACTTATAACCAGATTAAGGCGCTACAGGATGAAGGGAACCAGCAGGAGGCTGCTCGTATTGCGACGGAAGCATATTCATCCTCAATGATTCAACGTTCCAGCCAGATGAAAGAAAATCTTGGTTATCTTGAGGCTGCATGGAAAGCAGTCTCTAACTCCGCAAAATTGGCCTGGGATTCCATGTTGAATGTTGGGCGGGAGGTATCTATTGATCAAAAAATCGCAGATGTCATCCGCCAAATTGATGAAATAGAAAAAAATAACCGACCAGGGATTTTCGGGTTAGCAGGTATTGGAGATGGTGGTGCTCTAAAAAAAAGGCTGGCGCAATTAAAACAGCAATTGAGTGTACTTCAATCAGAAAAAATTGCTCAGGACGTACTAAATTCATCAATAGACGATTACAACAAGCGACAACAGGAAGGAATTGAACTCAGACAGAAAGCAGATGCCTTTTCAAAACAATATCAGACCCGGGAGCAGCAGAGAGCCAGTGAACTTGCAGAACTGGAAAAGCTAAAGAATCAGTATTCAAAGGAAGAATATAATAATCTTGTCGCTCAAATAAATGAGCGTTATAAAGAACCAAAGCAACCAAAGGCGAAAGGTTATTCGGATGATGCTGCCCAACGAATGATTGATCATCTGAATCAACAGAATGCGTTACTAAGTTCACAAGCTGAATTGAGAGTTAAATTAAGTTCCTCTGAACAGGAACTGGTTAAGTGGCGTCAGCAGATTGCCGATCTGGAGTCACGACCGTTATCGAAATTAACCAAGGATCAGAAATCGCTTCTCTTACACCGGGAAGAAATAACCGCGTTGATGGAGAAAAATGTTGCGATTGAAAAAAATAACAGGCTAATCAAGGAATCTGTCGAAATAGCCGCATGGCGTGATTCATTGCAGGCTTCGATTGATAATCGTCAGCAGGGATATGATATTCAGATTGTTGGTTATGGGCTTGGTGATAAAAATCAGCAACGCCAGCAGGAGTTACTGCGGATTGAACGTGAATATAACAACCAGCGTCTGCAACTTGAACGTGACTATGCAGATAAATCCCGTGGAATGTCAGATCATGTTTTTCAGGAGAAAATGCAGGCTCTGAATGATGCTCTGGAACGAGAAAAAGAAATTGTCAGACAGAAAAATGAGCAGCTCGATATTCAGGCAGGAGACTGGGTTAGTGGTGCCTCCCAGGGATTCAATAACTGGCTGGATGACACTAAGGATATCAGTGAGCAGATAAAATTAACCACGACTCAGATGTTTAATGGGATGACCGATGCGCTGGGTGAGTTTGTCACGACAGGCAAGGCAAATTTTCGTTCTTTTGCTACTTCCGTGATTTCTGATCTTAGTCGGATAGCATTAAAGGCTTCAATTACTGGGATTTTCGACAGCATTGGTAACAGTTATTCTGGTGGGATTTTAGGCACTATCGGGAGTGCTATTAGTAAATTTATTCCGAATGCAAAGGGCGGTGTTTATGAGTCTCCGTCATTGAGCACGTATTCGAACGGTATTTATGATTCCCCGCAATTTTTTGCTTTTGCAAAAGGGGCTGGTGTTTTTGGTGAGGCTGGACCGGAAGCTATTATGCCATTAACGCGAACTTCCGATGGTTCTCTTGGTGTCAGAGCTATTAATAGTAAAAGTGGTAATGGTGGCGGAGATATTACCTATGCCCCTGTATACCAAATTACTATCCAAAATGATGGCCAGAATGGAGAAATTGGCCCTCAGGCAATAAAAACACTTATGGGGATGGTTGATCAGCGGGTGCAGGGCACTTTGTTAAATATGCGACGTGATGGGGGAATGTTAAGTGGCTAATACGGAAGAATTTCACTGGTTACCAGAGGATGGAATGAAAACAGAACATAAACCATCGATAAAAACTGTAAGATTTGGCGATGGTTATGAGCAACGAAGTCCAAATGGACTTAATCATTCTCAGCGTGTTTTCACCTGTGATTTTAGGGTCGAGGCGAATGATCGTGATTCATTTGAACAGTTTTTAGTCCGGCATGGAGGTTATAAATCTTTTTTTTGGCGCCCGCCGGGTGTTAACAGAAAAATAAGAGTGGTGTGTCGAACGTGGTCCGCTACAGAACATATCACCTATACCGATTTTTCGTGTCAGTTTGACGAAGTGGTGATCTGATGCAGGACATACAACAGGAAACACTGAATGAATGCATCCGTGCGGAGCAGTCGGCCTGCCTGGTGCTCTGGGAAATTGACCTGACAGAGGTCGGTGGAGAACGTTATTTTTTCTGTAATGAGCAGAACGAAAAAGGTGAGCCGGTCACCTGGCAGGGGCGACAGTATCAGCCGTATCCCATTCAGGGGACGGGATTTGAACTGAACGGCAAGGGCAGTGCTGCCCGTCCGACACTGACGGTCTCTAACCTGTACGGTATGGTCACCGGGATGGCGGAAGATCTGCAGAGTCTGGTTGGCGGAACGGTGGTCCGGCGTAAGGTTTACGCCCGTTTTCTGGATGCGGTGAACTTCGTCAACGGAAACAGAGACGCCGATCCGGAGCAGGAGGTGATCAGCCGCTGGCGCATCGAGCAGTGCAGCGAACTGAGCGCGGTGAGTGCCTCCTTTGTACTGTCCACGCCGACGGAAACGGATGGCGCTGTTTTTCCGGGACGTATCATGCTGGCCAACACCTGCACCTGGACCTATCGCGGTGATGAGTGCGGTTATCACGGTCCGGCAGTCGCGGATGAATATGACCAGCTGACGTCCGATATCACGAAGGATAAATGCAGCAAATGCCTGAGCGGCTGTAAGTTTCGCAATAACGTCGGCAACTTTGGCGGCTTCCTTTCCATTAACAAACTTTCGCAGTAAACCCATGACAGAAACAGAATCAGCGATTCTGGCGCACGCCCGGCGATGTGCGCCAGCGGAGTCGTGCGGCTTCGTGGTGAGAGCGCCGGAGGGGGAAAGATATTTTCCCTGCATGAATATTTCCGGTGAGCCGGAGGGTTATTTCCGGATGTCGCCGGAAGACTGGCTGCAGGCAGAAATGCAGGGTGAGATTGTGGCGCTGGTCCACAGCCACCCCGGTGGTCTGCCCTGGCTGAGTGAGGCCGACCGGCGGCTGCAGGTGCAGAGTGATTTGCCGTGGTGGCTGGTCTGCCTGGGCGTGATTCACAAGTTCCGCTGTGTGCCGTATCTCACCGGGCGGCGCTTTGAGCACGGAGTGACGGACTGTTACACGCTGTTCCGGGACGCTTACCATCTGGCGGGAATTGAGATGCCGGATTTTCATCGCGAGGATGACTGGTGGCGTCACGGTCAGAATCTCTATCTTGACAATATGGAGGCAACGGGTTTTTACCGTGTCGCACTGACAGAGGCGCAGCCGGGCGACGTGCTGCTGTGCAGCTTTGGTTCATCGGTGCCGAATCATGCTGCCATTTACTGCGGCGACGGCGGGCTGCTGCACCATATTCCTGAACAACTGAGTAAACGAGAGAGGTACACCGACAAATGGCAGCGACGCACACACTCCCTCTGGCGTCACCGGGCATGGCACGCATCTGCCTTTACGGGGATTTGCAACGATTTGGCCGCCGCATCGACCTTCGTGTGAAAACGGGGGCTGAAGCCATCCGGGCGCTGGCCACACAGCTCCCGGCGTTTCGTCAGAAACTGAATGAGGGCTGGTATCAGATACGGATTGCCGGGCGTGATGCAGGTGAAACCGAATTATCAGCCCGTCTTAATGAGCCGCTGGAAAATGGTGCCGTGATCCACATCGTGCCGCGTCTGGCGGGTGCTAAAAGTGGCGGTATTTTTCAGGCAGTGCTGGGGGCGGCTGTTATGGCAGTTGCTATATGGATGCCAGGAGTAGGAATTATGGCGAGTAATCTGCTGTTTTCTCTCGGTGCCAGTATGACGCTTGGCGGTGTTGCACAGATGCTGGCCCCTAAACCCAAAACCCCCCGCACACAGACAACGGATAACGGCAAACAGAACACCTATTTTTCTTCACTGGATAATATGGTTGCCCAGGGCAATGTCCTGCCCGTTCTGTACGGTGAAATGCGTGTGGGGTCGCGGGTGGTTTCTCAGGAGATCAGCACGGCAGACGAAGGGGACGGTGGTCAGGTTGTGGTGATTGGTCGCTGATGCAAAATGTTTTATGTGAAACCGCCTGCGGGCGGTTTTGTCGTTTATGGAGCGTGAGGAATGGGTAAAGGCAGCAGTAAGGGGCATACCCCGCGCGAAGCGAAGGACAACCTGAAGTCCACGCAGCTGCTGAGTGTGATCGATGCCATCAGCGAAGGGCCGGTTGAAGGTCCGGTGGATGGATTAAAAAGCGTGCTGCTGAACAGTACACCTGTGCTGGACAGTGAGGG